TGGTCCGGGCCAGTGACGGCGTGCCGATCACGCCGGATACGCCGTGGAGCAATCCCTCCGTGGTGGACACGGTCATCGTTTGCGGCGGTGTCGGCATTCAGAGCTCGATTACCCGGGAGCACACGACGTGGCTGCAAGCCTTGGCGCGACAGTCCAAGCGCTTGGGCGGGGTGTGCACCGGTAGTTGGGCGCTCGCTAAAGCCGGGTTGCTCGATGGCTACGAGTGCAGTGTGCATTGGGAATTTCTGGCGGCCATGCAGGGTGCTTGCGTTCAATCCGGTTGAGCGCGTCCTTCCAAGATCGCAAATCCGTCGTCAAGGGGATCGTACCCCACTACTTTTCGGGTGCTATCAATGGAAAGACGCTTGTATCTGTTATCCGAGACCCCGTGGATAACATGGAACCCGCTCAGTTCAGCCTCAACGCAATTTTCAAGTAGCGTGACAACGTCCCTGAAACTGATAAAAGCAGCGACGTCCCTGGGGCTGTGGCTTTCCCCTTGATGAAATCTGGCGACGTTTGCAATACGCACTGCAATGGTTGTCATGTGTCCATCGTTTGCATACATCGAGGCCAGCGCTTCCCCAAACGCTTTGCTGACCCCGTAAAGATTGCCCGGTCTAGGCGCCATACATTCCTGTATCTGGACATCCAATGGATAACCTTCAATCGCCTGGGCGCTGCTCGCAAATATGAACCGTTTGCAGCCTTGGGCCTTTGCGGCGAATAGCATGTTGTAGGTGCCCACAATATTCACCGGGAGCAGGGAGGTGGTGAAATCGGCGTCCGGGTTAGGGTCAGCCGCTAGATGAATCACTGTGTGTATGCCCGCGCAAGCTTCAAGACAACTGGCTTGATCCCTGATATCGAGAGAGAAACGCTGTGCCGAGTCCGGAAGTTTTGAGACGTCCATGTCGGCTAAACGCAAATTTGATTTATCGTCTTGCGCTGCCCAAAAAGCGCTACCGATCTGGCCCGCAGCACCTGTAACCAGGACTTTTGGTGTTCTCATTTCAGCATGTCCTTATGGTAAACCTCCCTCTAGCCTCCCAGCCTTGTGGTTGGTTTACAACTTCCAATAAGAACAAACGTCGATTTCAAACACGGTCGTCGCTGGCCAAATATTTTCATTTTTGCCTGACTGCTAACCGAAAGCTGTCAGTCAGGCTTCATCAAGACAGCCAAGGTCATCTTGATGAATTCCTCATTTCTGTCGATCGTCCAGAGCACCGCGGACGTTCTCGGCGACATCGGCCGATCAGCGCTGCTCGACCCAGTTGGACAGTTCCATGATGGCGGCTTCGAGGGCGAGCTGGTTTTCGTTGATCTTGAAGAGCAGGGAAGGGAGCAGGTCGGTTGGTTTTTCAGGTGGCAGAACGCCGGGGAAAGTGGCTGAAGCACGGATAGCTATGGAACTCGCCCACAAAAGTTATGGAACACATTCTGGAGGGCGTAGAAATTCTCAACCCCCAGAAACGACAAAGCCCTGAATAATCAGGGCTTTGTCGTACATAAGATGGCGGAGGCGATGGGATTCGAACTCATGGACCTGTTACAGTCGACGGTTTTCAAGACCGATATGCAAAGCCCATGAAACCGAGGCCTGTAGCCGCTTTTCGTTACGATACGTTTATTTTTTGGCACCTCTACAGCCCGCATTCTACAAGGGGCGGATTTTGAGTTTTGTAACGGTTTTTGGGGTTATTTTGATGGCTTGGCAATGGCGCCAATTCGTCGGTAGACGCGCTCGGTAATGTCTCCTTTGGTGTGCCCCAAGAGTAGGCTCGCATCGCCGACGTCGAGGATTTCCGACGCCGCTTTCGGCCTGATGTCTCTGAACTGGAAGCCTCCGATTTTCTCAGCCAACTGAACATCGCCTTTTTCTTCAGCTTCTTTCTTGGCCCTTTCTCTGGCGTCGTCCCATCGGTCGCGAAGCATCTTCGCGGTCATCCGCTTGCCGCGTGCGCTTACGATCAAATAGCTGCAAATGTGCTGGGCATTGCGCTCAGCCATTGCTGTGATCAGTAGCCCCAAACTGTTCAGCTCACCGCCGTCAGTCATCTGGATGCGCAGCTTCTTGTGCGTCTTGTTCTGCTGGACGGTGAGGTATCCGCCCTGAATATCATCGTCTCTCATGACCAGCACATCCGCCGGCCGCTGACCGGTCAGATAAGCCAGGTCCATCGCGTCTTTCAGCTCTTGAGCTGCCTTCCTGTAAACCGCCTCCCAAACCACGTCGTTCGCGTAGTAATCCCTCGGTGTCTCTTTGTTTTTGCGTACTCCCTGGCAAGGATTTTCCTTTGTCGTCAGGCCCCACTCCCGAGCAATGTTGAAAATGTGGGAAAGGGTGGCGATTTCCCGATTCGCTCGTACCTTTGCCGATCGGGCGTCGCGGTAACCTGCGATCGTCGACGGCGTGATCAAGTCAATCGGTGCGCTATCGAACATCGTCCGTAGCTGCTTGATCTCCGCCATATTGTCCTTTTGCGTGCGCGGGGCTTTCTTGGGCACGATGTCGCGGATGTACCTATCGAAAATCCCCTTCATCGTGCGCAGGTCGAGTGGTTTTTCCTTGGCTTCCAGCTCTGCCCATTTGATTCTGGCCTGGTCTAGGTCTTTGCCCAGCGGTATCGCTTTTCCGGTGAGGTCCAGATAGAAATAGGAGATCCAGACCTTTCCGCTTTTACGTGTCCGCGTCCACTGGTACATCCGGGGCGGCAGGTTGCGTGTGTCGGCCTTGCGGGGTCGCATATCAGTTCACCTGCGAATAGTCTGGCGTCCATGCCGGCGCAGCCGGTGGCGGGTTCGGATCGGCAATCGTAGGGCTGATCATGCCCAGCTTCATGCGGGCATACATCCGACCCACTAGCGGGCGCTTACCACGGCTTTCGACGAAGACCCACTGGCGATCAATCAGCCAGCGGCGCTGGTAGGCGCGGGCCTTGTAGCCGGTGAGTTCGGCCAGCTCCTCGTCAGAGAGGATTTCTGTTTCCATTGTGATGCTCCATGCCGCGCGTGGCGGCAGAAGGTGGTGATCAGTTGGTCGGTGTGGCCATGAAGTCTTGGCCGAGTTTCCACGCGATGTAGCATCGGGTCAGCGCCGCAGAAGGCGTGCCCGTAAATCCGACGTGTCCAAATCCCTGGGCCTCGAACTGCGCGCCGTGCCCGAACAGCGTCAGTATTCCTGCTTGCGTCATCTCCTGGATAAGAATCGCCGATTCACCGAGGTGCGAGTCCGGCCGAAAAGCGAAGGGCTCGCCGCCGGGGCCCGTATCGCGGTAAAGACATGGGCCGGAGGCGTACAACTGGATTCCCTTCCTTTCTTCGACGCCCTGGGCTCGGGCAGCCCACAGAGCTAGGTCGGCGCCTTCGAGGTCTTGGATGGATACTTTTTCGCGCATACGAATTCCTCGCCCGCCGTACACCGGCAGGCTGTTGAGTTTTGGGAGGGGTTACTGCTGGATGAGTTCGGCGGGGACTTTGACCGTTGCGCCGCGCTTGGCAAAAACCACGGCGCGGAACACGGCGATCGTCCGGGTTTCGCCGGCTTGGCGGTTGAACGGTTCGTTGGTCAGGTCGGCCAGCCAAGGATGCCGGTGGCCAACATCGACCCAGACGCCGTACTTCGTGATCAGTTGCTCGGCGTCGGGCAGGGCGAAGAGCTGTAGTTGGCCGGTGCTGGGCTGCGGATCGCCCTCAATCGCGTTTATTGCCCAGTCCAGCGCCGGTCCGGTCAGTTCCACGGTTCGGACGCTGACCAAGTGGCTCATCGCCGGCGGCCTTTGGCTCGCTCGGCCAGCTCACAGTCGACCGCCAGTTTCAGCAGGTTTCGCGTGGTTGACCTGAAGCCGCCCGTGTCTGGATATCCCTCTGATTGGTGGCCGTCGGGGTGGGCTTCGAACGGCCCATGCCAGCACCAATTCATTTTCCAATCAGCCCACACCGTATAAGCATCCATCCCTTCGCCCCAGTAGTCGGTGCCCCCGCCAACACTCAGGCAATGCCTGACGCTCGAATTCTGGTCGTAAGCCAGTTCGGATTTCTCATCGTCTCGCCATGCCTTGCCATACAGCGCGGGGTGGAGCTGAACGAGGCGCTTACTGAGCTTTTTCTCGATGCGTGCTTTCATCGCCACGGCCCCCTGTAGATCAGGTAGGCCATGCAGAGCGGAGCGAAGATCATGGCGTCACCTCCGAGGCTTCTGGAATATCCTCGAATTTGTATGTCTTGATGACGCGTTCTTCGACACCGTAAACCTTGATGAACTTTGCCTCTTGCACCCATGGGTAGGCGTTCGGTTCGCCGTGCTTGCCGCCGCCGCTCATCTCACAAAAGGCGAGAGCACGGCCATCGGGTAGGATGAAGGCCTTCACATCGACCTCGTAGTTGCGCTCCCAGCTGTGGTGGCACCAACAAGGGATGCCGCGAACGGCTTCAGCTTCATAACGCACCTCATTGATAGCGTCGTCATGCTCGTTTTCGTCGAAAAGGGTGTCGAGTAGTTCGCCCGGTGCGGCGGATAGAAAAGCATTGTCGATGTTGGTGTCCTGCCCATCATCATCGGTGAACGTGTAGGCGTAGCCGAACTCAAGCCCCTTTCGCATGACGAGCAGCTTCGCCAACTGGCTTGCAGTGAGCGTGTTCAGTGAGTGGTGGATGTTTGCATCGAGCATAGGGGTTCCTTGCCGCTATAGCGGCTGACTTTGAAGGGGGAGGGAGTAGAGGTTTTTGAAGCTACGGCTACTATCGATATGAATCGGTTATAGCGGTGGCCCAGATGCTCAACGAGTCAGATAAAGTAGGACACACGTTCAAGCGGGCGTTTTTCCGGGTTGATGGCGTGACGATGTATTTTTTTTGGGCTATTTGGCTCGGGCTAACTATCTGGGCGTTTTTTGATCCGGCTCCTTTAAGAATGGCCGCTTGGGCTCTTTTTATGATCGGCCTGGTTAGTCCCTTTCTCTACATCCTGCTTGGTGTAATGCGCTCACCTGGCTTGTTGACGGCGCTCATCATCATTTTCTTCAATGTTAGATTCCTCTCGCTCTTCTTCTGATTCTGAAGGGGGAGAGAGTTACTTCGACTTTTGGCGGATGGCGCGAACGGCGGCGTCATATTCGAGCGGATCGCCGTTCGGGTATTTCTCGATGATTGCCCGCAGGCGATCGCGCTCGGCATCGGATGGCTTGGCGGTCAGCTCATCAATCCGCTGATCCGCTGCGTTCAGGCGCTGTTGGAGCTCTTGTATTTCCAGCTTCAGCCTTGTCTCGTTATCAGACTGCATTCTCGGTTACTCCTTCGAATAGATGCTTCCACTTCGTTTTATTGGCAATGCACCAAACCGCTTTTTGAGACACCCCGTACCGATCAGCGATTTCTCTCTGGGTCTGTCCGCCCTTCGAGCATGCAGCGCTGATTTCAAGCACTTCCCGATCGGTAAGCTTCGCCTGGTGATGCTTAATGCCTCGGTTGTCTTGCTGTCGGCCCCTCGCATACATGTCCGAAACATTTTGCTTTTGTGTTCCGGGAACAAGATGTCTCGGGTTTACGCAGGGTGGGTTGTCACAGGTGTGTCGCAGGATTACGCCGTCGAGATCGGAAAGCGCGATACCGTGGTGCTGGCAATAAATCACTCGGTGGGCTTTTTTCTTCAGATTGCCGACATACCAGCGTCCATAACCTGATTTTTCTTTCATGCCCTGCCAGACCAGGCATTCATCTGTTTCAGGGATGCCATCCGGAAACGGGTTGAGTTTCGCAGGCATAAGCGTCCTATGCCGGGGCATGCCCGGGCGGTGGAGGGAGGCGGAAATTTAATTGGCCTACTACTTGGTCAGGGAACCGATTCCTTGGCCTATGTGAGCCAATTGAGGACCTGAAATGAAATCACTTACTGAAAGTTTGAGTCTGATCACTGCGTTGATCGTTCTAGTGGATGCGATCATCCGTACGGGCTGGGTGTGATCTGCTTGAGGATGCGTCGGCCGATCCAGCGCACACACGGTACGGCCTTGCTGTTGCCGATCGCCTTATAGCGAGGACCGTCCGGGCATTCGCTGGCGGGCTTGCCGCGCCATGGGATCTGCGTGTAGTTGTCGGGCATTCCTTGGAGGCGTTCGCACTCGCGGGGAATTAGGCGGCGCACTGCACTGGTGTGTGAAACAACGTTGGGACCCAGGGCCGAGTCGGTGTTGTCGACCTGCTTCCCATAATTGCTCGTCAGGGTCTGGGCGACTTCTCGGCAAGCAAAAATTGGCTGACCACGCCCGGTGCCGTCCTCGCTGCCGTCAAAGCCGTCGGCCTTCAGTGTGTGAGTGACGTCGCCAGTGACGCAAACTGCGTGCTGTGAGCCGTTATCCAGCGTGTACATTGGATCAACTCTCTCTCCAATACCGAGTCCATTCTGAGCTTTACCGCGAGTAGCGTTCTGGATCGGATAGGCAACAGCGACTTGTCCGCCGGCGTTCGTGTGGCTTCCGGAGTGATTCATGGCGCGCAGTGTCGGCGCGATCTCGCCGACGTCAGCGCCGTGATCTTTGCAAGAGAAAGCGAGGATTGCGTTTTCCTGACCGTTGTTACGGCCGAGCGCAAAGGCCGTCGAGTCACTTACCCCCGGGTCTTGAGTGCCATGAACCACCAGCAAACCGGATTCCGCATCCTGCTGAGTTGCGCTGCCGGCCGCTTTCCCGTTGGCGTTGAGTGTGCCGGCCACAATGAACGCCTCTGAGTCGGCGCGGTGGCTGCTCTGGGCTTGGGCTCGAAGTGCTGGCGCGGTGATCGGGATATCGTCAAGCGAGTAGCCTCCGGACTTGCGTCCGCCGCCGGCCAGCGTCGGCGCGACAAAGAAGGTCTCGCTTTCCATATCGAGCCGGGTGTCCTTCGCGGTGAGCGTGGCAGAGCGTTCAACCGATCCGGACAGGCCGTGCCCGCCAAACGCAGGAATGCCACCGAACATCGATACCGCCGGGCCCTCATCACCCTCGCAGTTCATGCAGCCGAACTGACCGAGCTCTTCGGCGAAGACGTTTCCACATCCGCACTGAAGCGCAGGGCCGAAAGGAGCTGTTCCGGTAACGTCTTGGCCCTCGCCTCGGCTCGGCGCAGTATCCCGGCGCACGCCTTCTCGCTCAAAAAGTACCTCGGTGGGATCGAATCCGTCACGAGCACTTGCGACAACGAACACACGGCGGCGTCGTTGGGCCAGGCCGAAATATTGGGCGTCCAAGATCCGCCACGCGATTGTTCTTTTGGGTCCATACACACAACCAGCGTCCGGCCATTTCTTCCCTGAAGGCTGCAATTCGCAGTCTTCCCCAGCAAGCGCGCCAAGAAAGCATCCGAAGGCGTTCCCTTTGTCACTGAGGACGCCGGGCACGTTTTCCCAGACGACAACGCAGGCGGGCTTTCGCTGGCCGGCGCGAACATAGTCAACTGCATCTGCAAGCTCCACATATTTGATGGTGAGGGCGCCGCGCGGATCTGTGAGGCCTTCGCGCATACCCGCCACGCTGAACGCCTGGCACGGTGTTCCGCCGACGAGGATGTCCGGCGCTTCGATCTTGCCAGCCAGCACCTGGGCGCCAAGTTTGGTCATGTCGCCGAGGTTCGGCGTGTTCGGGTAGTGGTGGGCCAGCACCGCGCTTGGGAAGGCTTCGATCTCGGCGAACCAGGTCGCCCGCATCCCGAGCGGCTTCCAAGCGAGTGTCGCGGCCTCGATGCTGCTGCAAACGCTGCCATAGCTAATGGCCATACTGTATGCTCCTATTATTTGCATGGGGGGCGGTATGGAGCAGCAAAGTGATTACGAATCTGAAATGGATATGCTCGATCGAGAATATAGGTACAGGCATGCTCTTATGCAGAAAAGGGTTCGTTATCACAGAACGCTTTTGCTTTTAAGTTTATTTCTTTCGTTAGTGTTTTTTCTATCGGGCTTTAGCGATAGAAATTACTTGATAGGGTTTATACCCTTTCCGCAAGAAGCATCATATCTTTGTGCGCTTGCATTCTTTCTAGCATTCTTGGGTGCGATCACCTACATGTATGTCCAAGGTGGTCTAGTTTTCGTAAAACAATCGCCAGATAAAATTTTTGGTGCGCGCTCATTTGTTACGGATGTGGATTTGAATGCGAATGCAGCCCGAATTGAAAAGCTCGAGTCTGTAGTATCTGAATTGTCGGAAAGATTGCAGAGCTTTGATCTGGGCAATCGAGATGCTCTGATTGAAGAAACTGTGGGTATTATAAAGTTCAAAGCTCATCAGCAGATGTGGGGCGAATTATCTCAGGTCGCTTCTAAAGAGAATCATCTGAGTAGGGCCGTGGCTCCCATCGAGAAAGAATTTGAAAAATCAAAGCAGCGTCTCCTCGCAGAAATTCAAGCCTTGGGGAAACGAGGCAGCGTCAATCTTGCTTTGGGGGTTGTAACTACCGCCACTGCACTTCTCATTCTGTCTTCGTTGGCTCTAAGTACTATTGATCCTGAGATTTATAAAACGCCGGACATGAAAACGGGGATGTTCGCTCTCTGGATATTTTTCGTGCCGAAAATTTCCTTAGCCGTATTCGTTCAGGTTTTTTCGTTGTTTTTCTTGCGACTATACAAGGCAGGGCTTTCAGAAATTAAATATTTCCAGAACGAAATTACAAATTTAGAGCTAAAATACCTTGGTGTTGTTACGTCGATCCTAACTGAAGACGGAACGGCGATTAGCGAAGCAGGAAAGTTGCTATTAGGGGTTGAGCGTAACCATATTCTTGGCCAAGGGCAGACTACAGTGGAGCTTGAAAAGCATAAGCTTGAACAAAGCAGCTACGCGGAAGTCATTAAGCTTCTTCCTAAATTGTTTAGTAAGAAATCTATTTAACGAGAGTGCGCTTGTGCCAAGTCCGAGCGGCTGGCGTGATTCGTATAAGTAGGGTACGTATCTCCGAATTCATACTGGCAGGAGGCCAACATGAGATTGCAGAGCGATGTAGATGCGCTAGCGGCTATCGAAGAGGACGCTAAAGCGATGCTAAAACGGATAGGGCTGCCGGGCGACGCAGTGAAGCTTGAGGTGGTCGTGTTCCTTCGCGAGGTGATCGACCTGGCCAGCTACATGGACTCGGCGCATTGGCTGGTTGAGGCGCCGAGCTTTGTCTGAGTTGGCGTATTGCCGATTGTTGCGGTATTTGTGTTTGCCCCGGCACGGAGCCGGAAGGAGAAGCAGATGGCGGACTCGCCTTGGGATATGTTGTCGGCTATCGGCACGCTAGCCGCCGTTGCTGTTGCTTTGGGCGTTTCTGGGCATGCTGCTTACATAAATCGGAGGGCCGACAAGGATCGTTCTGAATTGGTCGCAGCTAAAATGCTGAGTCCAATCACGGCACTGGAACGGAAAGCCTCTTACCTCTTTGCCTGGTTTTGCTTTAATGACGAGGAGCCCGCTGACGGACATATGAATGTCCTAAGGGGCATACAAGAACTTGATGTAATGGCCAGCGCCATTTCGATTGACGATCTATATCCTTTACTACTCTTGAAAAGTCATGCTGCCAAAAGATCAGCGCGAGCGCTGGGGCTAATTCAAAGTTTTTCCGCCGATGCAATTGCGACAATTTCACACCATTCGTGGAGCGATAGCACGCGGCGAAAGGCTCACTATGAAAGGTGGGTCGTGATGCTTTCTGAGATTAAAGATCATCTTGCTATCGCCGCTTTGGCTTGTGAGTCGGCGGCCTCTACTGGCGCACCACGACCAACCGCAGAAGAAATACAAAGGTGACCGCCGCCCTCCGTGACCGGATGCGCAGCGTGGGTGGGAGTTATTTCGGGATGTCGATTTCGTCATCAGGCTCTGGCGGATCGTCGGCGAGCGACTTCATACCAGCGGCCTGAATAATGCGCGACGCCTTTTCCCTCACGGTAGAAGATGTCAAAGTGCTATTTTTAAGTTCGGTACTACGAGCAATGACGATTCTTAAAAGCGCAGTTTCAGCAGCGTTCTTGGTAACGGCGACTCTATCTGTGCCATGCCATGCCTCACCAAATGCAAATGACATCACCTTCTGCTCATGGAAGGGAGGCGTTGCAGGGTACGCCCAGCAGGAAAAGCTTGCCGGAAATGATCTCTCTGAGGTTTTAAAGGTCGTTGCTGGCCCTAGTTTTCCCAAGGACTTGTTACCAGAACTTTCCATTGAAATAACGAAGGAAATCTATGGTCGTAAGGGAGGTGAATCGCCTCAAGTCGTTGCAGACGGATACTATGACGAGTGTCTTGCAAGCTATTTCAAGTAGGTGAGCACCGATAGATCTACTCTTCGCCCAGGTCACGTCGCAACTCTTTCAAGCTTTCCTCTCGAAACATCCGCGCCACGTTTTCGCTTATATGCACTTTGTGGCGCGGGCTTTGAATGGCTTGATATGAGAGCGTTTGCCCGAGCGCATGAGCATTCAGAATCAGGTTCTGCACCGCCTCGCTGATTTCTTCGATATCGTTCCAGGCCATCAGTTCTTCAAGCTTCTGCCTCGTGCCCAGCCGTAACCGGTGCCTCAGTTCCTTCTCGTCGTACTCGATCCGCTTCTCGGCGGCTTTCGCCGATCGCTCTTGTCCACTCTTGGCCATGGCCTACCTCTTCAATTCCGCTGGCCGGCAAGTCCAGCCAGGTCTGTTTGCGGCGCGTGGCCGCCCGGTTGGTGGTTCGTCTCACGCTGCAACCTTCACCTGATTCCAGGCACCGACCGAGGCAAGCAGTGCGGACAGCTGTGCTTCGGGAACCGGCCTGTCACCGGGCACGGCCAGCCAGCCCATGGCGACGCGGTGATTGGGGTTGCAGTCGGCCATCACCTCTTCGTAGAAATGCTCAAGGACATCCGAGAGCCTTTCCACCAGGTGCACGCCGTCGGGCTTGATGTCGATCGACTTGATGTATTGGGCGCCGTCCTGACGAACGCAGATGCCTGCGATGTAAATCGTCCAGCGGTGCGCAACATCGCAGAGTGCGTCGGAAACCGCCCTCGACAGGATCTGCTTGCCGTTCTTCCAGTTGATCATGACCTGAAGGCCGCTTGGATCGATGTTGATCACAGCTGCGTGGTGGGTGTTGACCAGGGCGCGCATGCTGCGCTCGATCTGCACCCGACGATTGCACGGTTTGCGCTTGCTCATATCGAGTCCGCCATTTTGCGAAGAGCCCAGCGGTCGGCGGCCGATATCGGCTTCGGTCGCCGCTTGAGGACCGTTTCAGGGTCTACCCAGTCCCGCCGCGCAGGTCTGGGCTCCATCCGAACCGGCGGCAGCTCCTTGAAGGTGCTGCCGGGCCGTGCCCAGAAGTCGGCCATCGCAGCGGCGATTTCATCCGACTCAGTCTGCTTTTCACGAACTGCGTTGAGGTTGAGGCTGATCATGCGGCCACCTTGACCAGCCTCACGCCGGCCATGCTGAACTTGGAGCCTTGTTCGGCGACCAGTGCGTCGAGGTTTTCCCAGCTGACGGTCAGCACCGAGATAGGCGCCTGGCCGTAGGCAACTGCTTTGATCAGCTCTTCCAGATCAAAGACTTCAGCCTGCAGGTTCACCGGCGCCGCGGTTGTTGCTGCTGGCTTCGAGGCAGACTGAACCGGCACGGTGGTTTTTACCGGTGCTGGACTGGAGACCGGTGCAGGTTCGACCGGCGCCTTGGCTTTCGCCTCAGCTTCGATCCGTAGCAGTTCCTGTTGTCGGATCTGCTCGCGCTGCGCTTCGGCTTTCTGCTCCTCGGCCTTCTGATGTTCAGATATGCGCACCTTGATCAGCGCGACGAGGTCGTCGTTCGCTTTCATGACCAGCTGCTGCACATCGTTGAACAGGAAGGCGTGATCGACAGCCAGCTCAGCAAGGCTGGCAAGGTTGATGCGAATCGCGTCGGCGGTTTGGCTCGCGGCGATCTTTGCCCGAGCAAGTTCAGTATCGACAGCGTCCTGCAAGCTGGCGATCGTGCGCTTGTTCTTCATGGCGCCGGCGAAGTCTGCGGCGACCGCCGGCAGGGTGACCCGGCCCAGCGTCTTATTGATCGCCGCGACATGATCGGTCAGCGCCTGCTCAGCTTTCTGTTTGATGTTGGTCTTCACCAGCAGTTCTTGAGCCTGCACCAGTTTGTTGACCTTCAGGCGAGTGTCCCGGGCGTGAGCGCTGATCCGGGTCAGTGCAGAGAAAAGCTCATCGATGCTCTGGGTCTGCGACAGAGCCTGCTTCTTCGCAGTGTCGACTGCCTGCTCGACATCGCCGCACCATTTCACGGCCTTCTTGGCGTCGGCAAAGTCCTGGTCTGTCACCAGCGTGGTCTTCACCGAGTCGATGACCGCCAGAGCCGATTCCTCGAACACCTTGAGGTTGCTCGCGGTGACCATTCCGGTCAATTCGATGCGCAGCGCTGGCAGCTCGTCCGGGGCTTTTCCGACGACAATGGATGGCGCCTCGGCCAATTCGAAGTTGGCCAGATCGGCCTCGAACTGTTTCCAGCCTTCGACCAACTGCGCGGCGCGGCCGGCGACAGGTCGGTATTCCATGTGCACGAAGTTTTCGGCGGTGCCGTCGGAGCAAACGAAAATCACGCGCTCGGCGCCGCTCACCAGCAGTTGCTGCTCAAGCTGCCAGTAGTAGTGCGGCTCCAGTTCGCCTGCCTTCACCTGGGCCACCAGCGACTCGTTCCACAGCTTATGCTCGAATAGTGTCTCGCCAAGCATCGTCGCGCCGTCCATGGACGCTAGAAGATTTCCTTCGGTGCCTACGACCGGATAAAGCTCCTCGCCGATCATCGCCTCCACCAGGGGGCGGGCCATCGCTTCGGTGGCGTGGCCCTTGTCGAAGATGTATTGCTGTGCGGGAGTGACGTCGGCACTGATGCCGGTCTTCTTCTGCGTTAGCAGTTCGGTGCGGGTTTGGTACTTCGAAGCGCCCTTCATGGCCGGCGCTTCGGACGCGGTAAAGTGTTTGGCGCGCAGTGCGTGCCACTCGGCGGAGCCTTGAGCTACGTTGTGAATTTTCATGCTGCGTCTCCGTCGATGGCTTTGATGTTATGGATGGTTTCAATCTGGTCGTCGCGCAGCGTGTATTTGCTACTGACGTTGGCAATGATGTGTTCTGGGTTGGTCCTGCCTGCGTCGATGAGCGGGCGCCACTTTTCGATGTTCTCTTTCAAAAGATCATCGGAGTAGGGTGGGAGGGCTTCTGGCTCAGGCTCAGGTTCTTGCTGTCGCTGCGGACTTACATCGCGCGGCGCTTCATCGAAGATTTTTCCTTCCATCTCGTCGGCTGTCGGTGCTGACCCGACCTCGGGGAAGGCCTTGCGCAATGCTTGGGCTTCGGCGCACTTGGCGAGCTGTGCGAAAGCACGGCGCTTCCACATCGAGTTCGGCGCGACGGTATCTTTGCTGGCCGCTGCATAGTTCTCCAGCCAACGCTCGTTAGCGGTGAACTCGGCGACAAGGCCGTTCGACATCTGCCGTTTGACGGTCACCCGGCACCACTCGGGATAGGTGACCTCTACGCCGCCCAGCTTGGCCGTAATCGGCGGCCCATATTCGGGGTCGCTTATTCCTGCGTACTGCCCCGTGCGCGCAGCCTGGATGCGGTAAAGGCCGATGCCCGGCATCACTGTGTCCTGCATCTTTCTCGCTTTGGTGTTCCAGATCGGCACGATGTGCACAGGCTTCAGCATTGGGTCCAAATGCGCGGCCCGGCAGTACGCCAATACCATCACCACCGAATTCTTTTCTGCGCCTGGGTAGAGGCTGCTGCTCAGCACTTCAACAAGTGCCTCTTCCGACATCGCAGGCAACTGATCTTCCTGCTTCATTACTGCGCTCACGGGAAATCCTTGCCGCGCCCAGCGCAGCGATTGAATGCTTGTTTTATTGAGTGATGCGATCGGCGAGGGCGCTGAGCAGCATCAGAAAGGTGAAAATGCCGAGGGAAGAGAACGCGCCGCGCCAGATAATTAGGCGGCGCGCCCATTGGCGACCGGTCACGGCCGAACTCTCACCGCAATCCGCTTGCCCTTCATCGAAGGCGCCAGGCGCTGCGGGAGATTGGCGACCAGATCCTCGCGCTTGCGGCCGATCACCTCGTTAAAGGGAAGGCCGAAGCCGAGGAGGGCGATCTTGTGTTCGGTGTCCTCCAACTGCTCGTCGATCAGCGATTTAACCGGTGCCGTACTCATGCGTCCTCCTTGCGCCGCTGACAGGTGTCACGCAGGCGTTTGCAGTAGTGGTTGAACTCGTCAATGGTGATCGCGCCGTCGGTGAAGAGGCGGGTGATCAGCGCCTGCACCAGCAGGCTGATGTCTTCTTCGCCGGCGGGCGTCGACACACCATCAAGGGCTTGGTCGATCAGGATGTGAGGGCTCACAAGTCGCCATCCACGTCGTCTTCTGCCGCTTCGTGTTCGGCAGCCACCGCGTTGGCAGCGTGCGGACGGAGGAAGTCGGCGGCGATCGCCTCAAGCTGTGTGACCGGACTGTTGCTGCCCAGCAGGTGCTTGGCGTGGGTAAGCGCCTCGGCCTGGCTGCCTACGACCACCGCCAACACCAGGTTGGCGAACGAGTCACGATCATCAAGTCCGTCGATCTGTCGCTGGGTCAGATGCTGCTGAAGATGTTCGGCGTACTGCGCCGAGGTCACCTTCTGCACCGGGCCAAACCGGCGCTTCCATTCCACGTCCGAGCCGCACACCAGCTGTTCAGCGGCGCTTTCCAGCCATTCCAGCTGTTCTTCCGACTCGCTCACCATCGAAGGCAACTTCGCGTCGTGCATGGCCTGACAGAGTTTCAATGCTGCGTTCATGCGACCTCCGGCCAATGGCGCTCAATGCTTTCTTTGGCGTACGGCGAGAGGCGCGCGTAGCCGTTTACCGATCCGCACCCTGGCATGGTTCCTTCCAGCTCGACGCAGGCGCGGATGTCGCAGCGCCGCGAGCAGACCCAGCCGCCGTAATGACAGCGGTGGACTTCACCTTTCGGCTCAGGGTGATAGGCGAGGCCGCCTTTCCACGATGGCGAGCCGCGCAGCTTCAGCCCGCAACCTCGGCAAACTGCTTGTGTGTCGGTGCAGTTGTGCATGACGACCTCCAGTGTTTGGTTGATCCAACAAAACTCGAATGCACTCATCCGCTCCGCTGGTTGCCGTTGGGCGCGGAGGGGAGTGCATTCGGGATTGGTCGGGGGAAGGGCGGCAGCGTGTAGCGGCGCGATGTCGCCGCTCCTGCAATCAAAATACTTACTTGAAACGGTGATGAGTTAGCGTTTCGTGGCGGCACCTCTTATGATCTTCAGCGCTATGAGCATGGACGAAAATCACCAACCAGCTGAGGGCTGCTTAAATGGAAAGAAGCTACTTTTTGACGACTCTTTTTCTGGTCCTACATCAGATAGATGCGGCCTTTTGGCGCGAATGGGAGATGCTCTATGTGCCCGGCGGAATACAGGGTTTTCTCCTTTTCAATGCCGTGGCCGTTCCCTTTTTGTTGATTGGTTATCGGCATGTTTTGCTTGGTACGAGCAGTGCTTTTTTGTACGCCAAAATTTGTGCTGTTCTAGGAGTGCTGACGTTCGTCATTCACACCGGCTTCGCTGTTGCCGGCTCCCACCTGTTTCACTTGCCACTGTCGATTACTGTGATCGTTCTTTGCCTGATCAGCTCCACATGGTTGCTGGTCAAGACCCGAAATACTGAATCGCGGATTAACGCGCGTACGACTTGATGCAGGTGGGCGGTTATAGGCCGCAGTCTCGTCCGCATCGGGGTGTGATCTGGCCGGGGCTCAACCGGCATTCGGCGGAAGGGGTAGCCCTATAGGCGACCGGTTGGCTCATCCGCTGCCCGAGTCTTAGCCTCAGATCACACCCCGATGCGCTCTCATAGAGAGGATCGGGCAGTTAACGACAGGGCTGTCGTGGCGCTGGTTGTTCAGTCGCAGATGCCGTAGCTGAACTCGTCCTCATCGCAATCGACGATGATTTTGGATTTACCGAAGTAAAGTGCGGCAACCATCTTTTCGAATGGAGAGCGGAATTTCAGGGTTTGGCTGATCTTCTCGTTGTCGATTTTCGCGGCATACACCGATCCGACCTCATGACCCTGTTCGTTTCGATTCTTCCCGTAACGGTCGAAGCTGATGTGGATCGCGTTGTCGAGCATGTATTCGCTGCGCTCTGAGCTTCGGGAATAAGTTGAAATCCCCTGACCCTTTGGTTTCTTGTCGAAGTAGATGTGCATGCCACCGTAGTCGGATGGCTGGAAGCGGATGTCTGGAGCTTCCCAGTGCTCTTCGGCTGCAGACTCTTTGTGGTCTTCGACGAAGGCCTCCAGTAGCGCCTGCAAGCTGATCACTTCCGGCATTGCATCTTTGTTCAGCACCTCGTCGATCTGTTTCTGCGCCAAACGCACCATGTCGGCTTCGACGCCGCTGTTTTCCCACTTCTCTTTTAATGCAGCCGCAACCATCGCGTTGTAGCGAGTCAGCTCAAAGATCTCGGTCAAATTAGCTGGCAGTGCGGCCTTGATTGCCTCCTCGACCTGCTTGCCCATGTCACCGTAACGACCGAAGCAGTTATCGATCACGCTGGTGAACATCTTCTTAACGTGCTCGTCGATGATTTCGACTGGCTTTTCGCTGTTTGCAAAAGCAGTGACGCGCTCGGCGAGAAGCGATTGAAGTGTTTGTTGGCTCATTTGATGCTCCGTGCTTGATCGGTTGTTTTCCCAATGCACCCGTCACCAGGTGCATCAGTGAAAATTTCCGTGTTGCCGTCCGCCCCATGCTCGGCGCCGCGGTTTCCCCACCTGGCCGGCGTCACACATTTCGTGTTCGGTGTTCTTCGCCGGCTGGCTTGCATGGTTTGGCGTCCTCCCATATGGGTAGTCCGGCAGGTTCCAGAGCCTGCATGGAGATCGAAGTTTGTGTTTCGCGCTATGCCCGTTTCCGGGGATCGATCCGCGAAGATTCCTGACTGTTAAAGAGCAGCGGGTCTCTTGAGGCCCTTCGCAGTGGCTGTATCACTGTGATGGCTCAAATATAAGCGTGCTTATTTATTTCGTCAATAAGCAAGCTTATATAATTTTCAGCGCACGATAAAAAGCCCGCTCAGTGGCGGGCTCGTTTAGGCGTCGCAGTAGTCTCGCCAGCCGATCCGGACAGTGCCGCCCTCAAGATGTTCGACGCGCACACCGCAGGTTTCACCGATCTCTTGAATTACTCGCTGCCACGCCTCAGGGCTTTCGTCGTCATTTCGGGCGACAGTTACTACCTGGATTTTCTGCATTTTTGGCGCAGTTATAAGGCGCTGAATGCGGCGCCCGACAAGCTCATATGAGTCTCGAGAGTGTGTAACTGGAAAAGCGGTAGCGGGCATTTATAGATCCTTGCTGATACTGGATATACATACAGTATTGATCCTCCCAGGGTTTGGCAAGAGCGAGGGGGAGGGGAGCGTAACTGTCTGTGCGTCTAGCTTTGCCATATGTAGGTGCGATTGAACGCCACCATCCACCACGTCTACCGGTTCACAGACACACTTGGTGCTCACCATGAGCGACGATCGTAAAGAACACGCACTTACCGCATGGCGCACGCTGCTGGACGCACCCGAGATCCGGATGGATGTTGAGGATCAACATGATGATTTACTGAAAATGGCCGATTTGATGGAGCAGGAAGGGGGTTCACTGCAGCCGAATGGCGACAACTCGTTAGAAAGGCAGGAGTGAAGTTTGCCCAGGCAATCGAAGGGCTTGAGGGCGGCACATAGCAGGCAAGGGCGGAACGAAAAAGCCCGGCACGGGCCGGGCTATTTTTACACAAGACGCAAGGGCGCTCGCTCAAAAATCTGGTTTGAATTGTCAGGTCCGCCAAGCACTCCTTGCAGCAAGGAATCAATTTCGTCTAGCGGTAGTTCGAGCTGATCGGCTATGGACTCTTTGGTGTACCTATCCTTCCATAGCTCTTCAAGCACCATCTTCCACAGCGCTGATCTTTCGCGAGGAATAGGTTCGGGCTCTACCGATCTATAACCAGCAGAGGCCATTTGCTTGCACAGTTCTCGATAATGCCAGTCAGTTAGAAGCCCTACATCTTTCGCGGTTCGCGCCAATGCAACCACCGAAACTCCCCACCTTTTTTTTCCAGACACCAGGCTTCTGATGGATGGGGAAGCTGGTAGCTGAGATAAAACATCCTCTCTAGGCATTAAAAGATGTGATGCAAAGCTATCAGCATCCTTCTCGACCTCTCGACCTTCGGGGTATCCATGAGAGTGCATTAACAAATGACCAAGCTCATGAGCAGCATCAAACCTGCTCCGCTCTGCAGACTTCACTGTGTTCAGGAAAATAAACGGCGTTCCATCCCTCCAGAAGGAAAAAGCATCTACGTTTTTCCCTTCAGAGAGAGTGAAAACTCTGACCCCTTTAGATTCCATCAGCCTTATCAGATTAGGGATCGGTCTGAATCCAATTCCCCAATGCCTTCGAATGGATGCCGCAGCTGACGCTGGGTCCTCAGATCTGAGTTCTGGCAGGTCTGGAGTGGGCATATTGAACTTGCCGGAAACCCACTCATTGAAAATATAGCCAAGCGAGCCGCTAGCGATGGCTGCATCAGCCTGCCTTGCAGTCATGGCTTTTAGGCTTCTGAAGCTAACCTCTTTCTCATCCAGCTCATCAACATCATCTAGATAAAAAAAACTGACGGGGTAGCCCAAAGCTCGCGCCAGCGCTTCGACGGTGTCATCGCCCGGGGACGTGATTACTCCCGTATCGATGCGGGTCAGGGTAATACTGGATATTCCGGCCATCTCGGCAAGCTGCTTTTTAGTCAGCTGCCTGCGCTTTCTTGCCAGGGTCAGTCTCGAAAGATTAAGAGTTGCCATTTTGCTTTTTGCTGATAAAGATTTCGGGTTCATCTACCTGGTCGTCAACGACCACTTCATCAAGTGGCTTGTCATTTACAGGCTCGTCCGCAATGAAGATTCGCTCAAAAAATCCTTCAAACTGATCGGACGTGAACGGCTTTGGTCTGGACACCTCGACTTGAATGCGGTCTGAATGAGCGGCAACGCAAATAAACCAGATCACCGGAAAGGCCCCGATAGCTTTTGGAATAGTGCCAACCCTGTCGCTGCTGAAAAGGCTGCGTTGATAGGGAAGGGAGACCAGTTGCCTAGTGCCTTCTCCGCGCTCAGAGATAGCCTTGGGATCAATGTCACCGCAGGCGCGGTCTACGTTTTGAAAACCAACCATGACCCCCAAATCGGCGCTGTATACGAGCTCTATGTTATTGAATTTTCTAGTAACCCATCCCTGTGGCAACGCTTTAAGCCGTAGGCGCGTTTGGCGGATGCCCTCTTGATAGGCGCGTGTACCGGGAAAATTAACCGCGTCTATTCCAGGTAAGTATTCAGATCGTGCAGATACCGCAGACCTGGCAATGTGAATCACAGCTTCGCGCGTCACTCCTAGAGACTGAAGTGCATCCAGCACTGAGGCCGGTTGATCTATGATCAGTGCATTGTGATCAGGCATATTTAGCTCGCATGCTAATTTTTCGTTCCTACATTGTAGGTGGAAAAAATTAGCATGCAATAGGCGGCCAAGACATTTGGTCGGCTGAACTCGCACAGGGCGGTCGTAGACTTATCAGGACGCTTTGACCGAGCCTTAGCTTTCTGCCCATCCCAGCACCTTGCAGGGCCTATTCCTCCGCACGAACGATCCGCCCGGCCTTCACCTCATCCGCATAGCCGCGAAGCTTTTCCTGCTGAGCAGTTAGCAGTGCAGCCATCTTCATCAAGGAAACGGATTCATCAGGTGGCCGCGCGACCCCGGCAATTGCAGTCAACTCGGTTACTGACCAACCGATGATCGCCGTAGCGTCCTCAAGGTCGTAGAACAACTCCTGCTGTGCAGTCCTTGGACCATCAAGCTGCTGCATCAGATCTACCATCGATCCTTGATCCCTTTGTAGTAGGTTCGGCGCTATCAGCTCAAGCGACCACTGAGTAGCGATATGGCCAGCTTGCCGACGGATGTTGGGCTTTATCAGAACTTCTGCAGTGCACGCACCACTACGCCTACGATGCGGCAATTCTCGTCAAACGGTTCAATTGGATAACTAGGGTTCAGCGGCTTGAGGAATAACCTCCCGCCGTCGCTGACGAGCTTTTTGAATGTGGCTTCGTTGCTATCTGGCAGCTTGGCTACGACCAGCTTACCTGGCACCACCTCAGCTTCAGTGTCGACGAGGATCAGTGTGCCTTCCGTGATGCTCTGGCCGGCGGGGGCCGTCATCGAGTCGCCTTTCACGGTGAGCCAGAAAGCAGATCCTTTTGAGTCGTACTCCGAAAATTCGTAGTTATCCGAAATTCCAGCTGGGTAGGGCTCTACTGCTTCCGCCCAAGATCCCGCAGACACCCAACTGATCACCGGATAGCGATAACTCTGTGCCGGCTGCGAAGCCACAGACACGTTGGACTTCTCTTTGGAGTCGACAACCATTGGACCGATGTTGTCCGAAAGCCAAATGGCGCTGACGCCGCATATGTGGGCGAATTTTGGAAGGTGCGCGCTCTGGAGATTTTTTCCTGTTTCCAGCTGGGAAATAAGTGGCTGCTCAACGCCCGAAACTGCGGCAAGTTTTGCCTGGGTCAGCTTGGCATGTTTTCGCGCTTCTTTTAGACGTTCTGCAAGTGTGCTCATGCACATGAATTTATAAGTTCCCTTATTGGCTTGCAAATAAGCTTGCTTCTAAATAGGATATAAGCAGGCTTATTAGGAGGGCTGTCTGATGACCCCTATCGAAAGGCTCGTCGACTTCTTCGGCGGGCAAACCAAAACCGCTTTAGCACTCGACGTGTCTCAGGCCGCAGTTTCGTACTGGGTTTCCGGGATTCATCCGATGCGCGCCGAAAAGGCATTTCTAGCGGAGGAGTTGACCGGCGGAAAAATTACTGCTCGCGAGTTGTGCACTCGCGGAAAGAGCGCCAGATCCGCCGCATGAGTTTGCTGGCCGCAATTCGTGAACAGATGATCGCCTCTGCAACTGCAGGGCGCCACGTAAAGAATCTCGAGGTGTTACATGCAGGAATTGATGTCAGCCATTTATGACGTGGTGGACACCCACGGAGCGGGGCGCATTGCAGAGGGCGCTGACTTCACTAGCCGCACGCTGGTTTCACAGAAGGCGAACCCGCATTACGAAACCCACCGCATGAACGTGGAAGAGCTGCACCGGATCATGAAGTTCACCCAGGATTTCAGGCCACTGAAAGCTTGGGCGGAATCGTTCGGCTTCGACTTGGTGCCGAAGGAAAAACCTGAGGGCATCAACCTCAACTCCGCGCTGTTACGCCTCCATGCTGATCTTGCTGACGTCACCCGCCTCGCATTCGACGCACAGGCTGATGGGCGAGTCTGCTCGGTCGAGAAAACGAGCCTGCTTAAAGAGGCTGAGGAAGTGATTGTCAGCCTGGAAGTGTTCAAGCAGTCCGTGAAGGCAGCCTAAACGACAGGCACAAAAAAGCCGACGGTCGAGGTCGGCTGATTCGTAAACTAGAGAGGCCTGATTATGCAGAACCAGCCAAATTCCAGCAATACTCAGAACACTGTCGCGACACGTTTTCGGAAATCACTGAACGTGTCGCGCACGTTTGTTTTTCCATCCTGCGTCAGGAACACCTGACATGCAGTTCACTGTAACCATCAATCAGGTGAAGGCCTTGGAGTGGGGGCTAAATTCTCAGCAGGCCCTGCTGTTTGCCTTCGTCTACGGCTGCCCGAGCTGGACCAAGCCAATCAAGACTGACGACGGGATCTTCTTCGCGCTGAGCAAGGCCAAGATCATCGAGGAGCTGCCGCTGCTCACCGACAAGCCGGACACTGCTTATCGCATGCTGAAGGCCCTGGAAGAGGCCGGTTTGATTGAGCTTTCCAGCACTTCAAATATCACTCTGTTCCGCCTGACCGAGAAGGCGATCGAGTGGAACCAGAAGCTCGACGGGTCGGAAAAATATCCGACCCCACCAAAGAACGAAGGTCGGAAAAAAATCCGATCTACCTCGGAAAAAAATCCGAGCAAGGTCGGAGAAAAATCCGAACAAGGGTCGGAAAAATCTCCGACAAATCAGGATACCAATCATCAGGGTACCAATCAGGATACCAGTCAGGACTTGCAAGGCAGCCCGGACAAGCCGTCCCGCAATCTGGTTCTGGTGGTTGATCGCACCGATACGCCACGGGTTGAGATTCCCGCTGACATGCCAGGCCCCAAAGACCAGTCCTGCAAAACCTTCAAGGTCTGGGCGAACTACGCCATGGCCTACCGCAAGCGCTACAGCACCTGGCCGGTGTGGAACGCCAAGGTTGGTGGCCAACTCGGCCAACTGGTCGACCGCCTCGGCGCCGATGTTGCTCATCACGTCGCCGCGCACTTTCTGAAAACCAGCGATGCCGCTGTTCTGCGCAAGTGCCACAGCCTCAACGAGCTGCTCGCCAACGCCGAGAGCTACCACACCCAGTGGGTGACCGGTCAGCGCATCAACGGGACAACCGCACGCCAGATGGAGCGCACCGAGGCGAACGTCTCCGCCGCCGAGCAGGCCGCGCAAATGGTCTTGGCCAAGCGCCAAGCAGGGGAGCGCAATGAATACCTTTGAAATGAATGACCAACAGGTTGCCGGGCTAGCTGCAGCGATCTGCGCCACCGCCGAGGCCATGGGTCAGGAAATGAACCCAGGCACCGCGGCGATGATGGCCGAAGACCTTTGCGCTTACTCGGTGCCCGCCGTGAAAGCCGCGCTGAAGGCCTGCCGCTTCGAGGTGAAGGGCAAGCTGGCGATGGCCGACATCCTCCAGCGAGTGCAGGCCGCCGACGGCCGACCGGGCAAGGATGAGGCATGGGCGATTGCGATGACGACCAACGACGAATTCGAAACCGTGGTGCTGACCGACGAAATCCAGCTCGCACTGGCAGCAGCGAAACCTGTCCTCGACGCCGGCGACAAGGTCGGTGCGCGCATGGCGTTCAACAGCGCTTACGAGCGTCTGATAGGGCAAGCGCGTGAGGATGGCAAGGAGGTGAACTGGCATGTGTCTGTCGGCTTCGACGCCAATCGTCGCACGCAGGCAATCACCAAGGCCTTGCAAATGCAGCGAATCCCACAGGAGTGCGCTCAGCAGTACCTGGCCGACTTGAGTGTCGCGCCGGTCACTGAAGACGGCCGGGCCGTGGTTGCGCTGCTCACTGGTGAGGTCGCGCGGCCTTCCCCAAAACTGCGAGAGAAGCTCGCCGCGGTGAAGGACTCGATGCTGGCGATGCGCAAGGCATCGGACGAGGAAAAAACAGAACTGCGAATTTGGGCAGCCAACGAACTTGCTGATCGCCGGGCGCTGCTGATTCGGCAGGCCGAACAATTGAAAGCAGGGAGCGCTGCTCAATGAACATCGATAAACAAAAACTCCAGAAATTGCTCTGGGCTGAGGCAGCTTCATACCGCGCAGATTGCGCGAACTGGAAACGTAACACTGAGGCTCTTCAGGACTTCCTCGGCGAAAAGACTGTGGAGGAGGTGGCGCTGGAGCTGTTGGCCGAGAACGAACGACTGACGCAGCAGCTCAGTGAGTTGATCGACGGATTACCCAACAAGGTGGCCGCCCATGGCTGACAAAATCTCCGTGAACTGTCAGGCCAAGCTTTCCGAGGCTATCACCGCTATCAGTGCCATGTACCGCGACAAGAAGTTCGTCGTGGTGTCGCTGCGCCCGGGTAAGGACCGCACGCTCGACCAGAACCGGCTGTGGTTCGCGATGTACAAGCGCATCGCAGAGATGACCCAGATCGGCGACGAGGCGGACGCGCGCCGGTACTGCAAGCTGCACGTCGGCGTGCAGATCCTGTTGAACGAGGATGCCGGGTTTCAGGCTGAGTGGTACCGAGTGATGCGTCATCTGCCGTACGCGACAAAGCTGGAAATGATGGGGGGCTGCCATCTGTTCGGCCCGGACGGCTTCCCCGTGACCAGCCTGTTCAATCGGGCTCAGGGCGTGGCGTACACCGACCGTATCGTCGCGCGCTTCTCTCAGCAGGGCGTGTACTTCGATGATCTTCTGAGCCAGGAGGCTGCATGACGATTGAACGGAAGCAGCCGAAACCGAAGAAATGTCGCGTCGATACCTGCAGGGCCTCCTTCGTCCCATCGCGGATGGGGCAGGCCGTATGCAGCCCGGCATGTGCCTTGATCGATGCGCCGAAGAATCAGGACAAAGCCCGCAAGGCCATCGCCCAGCGCGATCGCCGAGATATCCAGGTGCGCAAGGAGAAGCTGAAGAGCAGGGCGGATCACCTGCGCGAAGCCCAGGCGGCGGTGAACGAATACGTCCGCACCCGGGATGCGCACCTGCCGTGCATCAGCTGCGACTCGATGCCGAACGACAACGACCTGATGACGGGTAGCCGCTGGGACGCTGGCCACTACCGATCCGTCGGCGCCTGTCCTGAGCTGCGCTTCGAACCCCTGAACATTCACCGCCAGTGCGTGAAGTGCAACCGCAACCTATCCGGCAACGCCGTGGAGTACCGCATCCGGTTGGTGCAACGCATCAGCGCCGAAACAGTGGCTTGGCTTGAAGGGCCTCATCAGCCCCGCAAGTACACCGTCGACGAAATCAAAACCATCAAGGCCGAATACCGGGCCAAGACCCGAGAACTGAAAAAGGGGCAGGCAGCATGAAATTGATCAACGCACGTCAAGCGTGGACAGACGCACAGCATGAGTCGAACGCCTCAATCAGTGCTGCAGCGGCTGATCGGGCAAAGTCCGCGACTGTCGTCCGGAAGGAAAAGGCCGCGCTTCGAGAGGTCATCTTTGCCGCCCAGGGCGAGGACAAGGAAGAACGCATCATGGCTGTGCGCCAGAAGATCCACATTGCTGAGACGCGCCGCACGCCTATTGGACGGTCGACACATCGGGCCGCGCACCTGGTGACCATGGGGAAGGTGCAGAAGGCTATCGAGTCGCTGCCGTTCCAGGTACAGCAGTTGGGGCACTACCTCTACCACCCATGCATGACCGTCGTTCACATGCTCAACGCCGAGAAGCTGATCTGGTCGGATACAGACTTCGGTGCGCTCACCGATGCCAAGGCGGCGAAGGTGCATTGCCTGATCACTTGCGCACTGCAGTCCTACAAGGCTGAGGCGAACGGCGGTGATGCATGGGGCCCAGCTCGAGTGTCTGAAGCCATGATGAAGCTGTACGGCATCGCTATTCAACCCAAGCACTGGGATCGTGATTGGCTCGACATCTGGAATTTCCTGCGAAAGGCTATCGAGGAAGTGGATATTCAAGCTCAAGAGCCAGTGTGGCAGGTTATTCACGCAGAAAAATCAGAGGATGCGGCATAAAGGTGTTGCCATGGTGGGGAATTTGATGTACTTTTTCCACACTGCGCAACTTACCTCCAGCGCACGACAACATCGAAACCCGGCCACAGAGCCGGGTTTTTATTGCCTGAAATTCGCCGCGATAGTTCCAGCGTTAGAGCGAGCGGCAGCTAGCCGCCCAACGGCTATGCCATAGGCGCAAACGAAAAAGCTGACCAGCCTTTGGTTTTCAGGTTTTGCGCGTCCTGTTTTGTGAGCCACCAGCGCGATTCAAGATCATGCAGGTTGATAACGCTTTCTTGCGGTTCAATCCCTTCGTATTCCTTCTGAAGAGCCAATGGCAGTACAGAAAGAGCGATTGTTGGTAGCTTGACCAGGACTGTCCTGTGACCTTGAGGGTTAAAGCCTGGGTAGAACTGAATTCTCACTGCCTCCGGGTCGATTGGCTGAACAAGGATCCCTGCTCCCAGAGCAGTAAGGGCGCTTTCGACCTGCTCGATTTTCGAGTTGTGATCGAAGTCAACCAGGCGATTCGCAACGGGGTGCGATACACCAACAGTACGTGCTAGGTCCGCAACACGCATACGCTTGGCGCGCATGGTGTTCCACAGAACGATTTTTGCCACGGTCTGTGCTGGAAGAGAGACGACTCGTTGCCCCTCTACGGGTGAGGACGCTGGCGGGATATCCCTGCCCTGATCAACATAGATCGTTAGCGCAAGTTTGATGCCCTCGACTGCGTTGGCCAGCAACTCCTCGCGCGAGTCGCCAGCGCTATGTGCCTCTGGGATATCGGGGCACGAAGACCAAAAGCTTCCTGCTTCTTCATGAATAGTTATCGGGTAGTTGTACATATGTCTCTCCAAATTTGTTGAGGTTGATGGTTCGAATTCGGCAAAAGGCTGGGAGCCTCAATCCTTGAGGCCCAGTTGTTTGATTATTTCCTTCCTAAGTCCTTCACCAATTTCCTTGGCTCCGTGGCTTGGGAAGATGGACTGGTTGCCGTTTGGGGCTTTGATCTTGAAGTGGCTGCTACCGCTGCGTGACTTCGTGAACGTTACCCCTCGAGCTTCCAGCCATCGCCGGAATTCGTTGTATTTCATCAACCCTCCTATTTTTGCGTTGATGAGTCCACTATATAGCATAAGTGATTAATGTAAACACTTATGCTTAATTAATTTGCATGCACCCACGGAGTCGAGCGCATGGAGTTATTGCAGCGCCTGCTCGACAAGATCGACAGGTTTGAATTGCTGATCGCAGGACTGGTCGGCGCTGTCGTCGCAAGCTGGTGGCACAAAGACGATCTGGCCGACTGGCGTGCTTGGATGATCTTTCTGATCACAGGGATTGCCTGCTCGCTGTACCTGACGAGCATGGTCAGCACCTACTTGGGTGTGACCGAGCCGAAGATCGTTGCGGGCATTGGCTTCTTGTTGGGCACCTTCGGTGGATCGCTGCTCGCGGCCATCAACCGAGCCATCAAAGCCGCTGACCTCTGGGCGCTCATTCGCCAGCGGTTCGGGGGAGGTAATCCACCATGAATCTTGAACTGATCAACTCCATCGCCTGCGGCTTGATTGCCTTGTGGGCGACCTGGTGTGTTCTGAGCGGTCGAGTGCGGGACGGTGTCATCGGCAAGCTGATTTATTCGGCGATCGCCATCAGCGGGTTCGTCGTGATGAGTCGGGAGCAGAACATCTTCATGATGGGGCCGACCACTGCCGGGATAACGTTGCACGTCTCACTGGCCTTGGCCGGTATGCGTCACATCTTCATGGTCATCTGGTGGCAGCGGGTGAAGGCCTGGCTCTGCCGGAGGCTGAACTGTGAGCATTGCATGCGTTGTGATAAGGCGCCGGGTGGGATCGAGCGTCGATCCAAGTAAGTCGCGACACGTTTCGAGAATTAACAAATTGTGTCGCGACACTGGAGTGAGCATGACCGCAGACATCCACGACATCGCTGATCAGCGCCCACAACTGACGGTAGTGGCTGGAGACGGTGTTCACGTGCTGCCTTGTGACCTGGTGTGCTCAGTGATCGCCGGCAACAAGCCAACGACCATCCTGACCGAGCCGGTTCTGCGCAGGATCATTGAAGAGTGGTTCCAGAGGGTAACGGCATGACCGCAAAGCTCGTTGAGTTCAAGCGTGAAGGTTGGCGCGATGCCGCCAAGACCCTGCGCAAGATCGCAGATGACCTCGATGCCGGTGTGCATCCGGAATGCACTGTAGGTGCTCTGACCCTCATGGGGCCGAAAGGCGAAGTGACGGTGTTCGGGCTTGGTCCCAAGTGCGACGACTTGCAGTGCTTGGGTGCCATGCGCCTGGGCGAGCAGAAGCTGATTGATGTGTTGCTGGACGGCGGGGAAGGGTAAGTGTGCCGCAGGCGAATGCGGCACACGTTAATTACTCAGCGGCGAGCCGGAACGCCTTTGCGAGGGTTTGACTCAATTCGGATCGCTCCCAGATTTCGGGTTGAAACTGGGATGAGTAAATCTTGATTGTGCCTGTATCAATTTCAGACTGACTCCCGGATCTCTCTGCAACGATTTTAGAGAAATGCTCCCTGCCCCTAATGACATCATGGCTGGCTGGAAGCTGTACTTTTGATCCATCCTCAGTGATGGCAAATACGGCTATCTCGTACTTCTTTAGGACGGCCTCGCACTTAGCTGCCAGCTCTCTTGCTAGCGGAAGATCGCGATTGTTAGGGGCTGTCATCCCTTCTTCCATTGAGAGGCTCGCTGCAGACAAAACCTGCGCTATGAGCCAGAGGGCGCCGTCGTTATCCATTACTTTTTCTCCTGTGATTGAATACATCGTTTTCCGGGCTAGGTCTCGTTACGCCGGCGCACAGATGATACTTGCACCAAAGGGAATCCACACTCATGACAACCAAGCAACCCGACTGGGAGGCGATCGAACGAGCCTACCGGGCTGGATTGCTTTCCCTGCGCGCCATCGCTGATAAGTTCGACACCAACGAAGGCACGATACGCAGCCGAGCCAAGAAGAATGGATGGTTGCGAGACCTCACTGAGCAGGTGCGCACCGCAACGAAAGGAAAGCTTTCACGCGAAGTTTCACGCAGTGACGTCACGCAGCGTGACGTGCGTGGAGATGCGCAGATCGTCGAGGAGGCTGCTACAGAAGCGGCTTCCGTTGTTCTGGCTCACCGCGTGGATTTGGCGCGGTGGCGCTCAATCTCGAATAAGCTGCGCGAGGCGCTGCAAGACATCAAAGTGACCGAAGACAACATCGGCGACTTCTCCCGATCACTCAATGCTGGCGTTGATGCTCAGCTCAAAGTGATCAAGGGCGAACGCCAGGCTTACAACCTCGACTCGGAAGAGGGCGACAAGACAGTCGACACCCTGGCCGCGATGATGGACGAACTATCGAAGGACGCCTGACATGAAGCCCGAGCACCTGAAGCTGCTCCGGGATAAGCGTTGGCGGTTGAACAATCTCTACTTCATCACCGACAAGCAGGGGAAGAAAACCCGCTTTCGGATGACGGACGAGCAGATCGAATACTTCGACGGGATGCACACCCGGAACATCATCCTCAAGGCTCGCCAGCTCGGCTTCACCACTGAGTGCTGCATCATCCAGCTGGACGCTGCTCTGTTCGAGTCGGCCAAGTGTGCACTGATCGCCCACACCCTGAACGACGCCAAGCGCCTGTTCCGGGAGAAAGTGAAGTACGCCTACGACAACCTTCCGAAAGAGATCCGCGCCGCTAACCCCGCGAGCAACGACGCTGCCGGCGAACTGGTGTTCAGCAAGGGCGGCTCGCTCTACGTCAGCACCTCGTTCCGAGGCGGTACGCTGCGTTACCTGCACGTCTCCGAGTTCGGGAAGATCTGTGCCAAGTTTCCGCACAAGGCCCGCGAGATCGTCACCGGCGCCTTCGAGGCGGTGGCCACTGACTGTTTCGTCACGATTGAATCGACAGCGGAAGGCCGGGCGGGCTATTTCTTCGATTACTCGCAGAGCGCGGAGAAGCAACTGCTGTCCGGTACGCCGCTCGGCAAGCTGGACTGGAAGTTTTTCTTCTTCAGCTGGTGGAAGAACAAGGCCTACTGGCTCGACCCAGCCGAAGCAATCATCCCGCAGCGCCTGACCGACTACTTCAACGAGTTGTTCGCCAAGCACGGCATCGACACGAACCCTGGCCAGCGCGCCTGGTACGCCGCCAAGGAGAAGACCCTCGGTGACGATATGAAGCGGGAATACCCGTCTCTACCGGCCGAAGCGTTCCAGCAGTCGATCGAGGGTGCTTATTACGCCAAGCAGTTCACCAAACTGTATGCCGCTCAGCGCATCGGCACGCTGCCAGACAACAGTCATCTGCTGGTCCACACGATTTGGGATATCGGCGTCG